GTCACTGTCACTAACCTAATAGGGTATAAGGCTAATTTGTCTTTAAAATTTAGAATTGAGACTTTCTTGTACGATATAATACTGTAAGTCATGATATTTAACGGTAAAAGATATAAATATTGAAGAAATCAAAAACAAATCCGTTCACGAAGATTTATTACGTGCCATGTGCCTGATTAATCAAGCTCGTAACATCGTTTCGGACGCAATGGATGAAAAAGAATTGCGAGACACTGGTTGTTATGGCAATTTGGACGAGATAATAACTAATCTGAATGAATGTTTTAGTGACGTAGGGGATATCGTAGGTTCTACCATGACCTACCGAATAGATTCTATGATGCAATAGCACGATTACCAAAGGCCGTCCGAACCACTTTAGGGGCGGCCTTTACCTAATTTACGACAATGTGCCTATTGTCGTTTATAAGGATTGAAAATATTCTTTGAAAGATTTGGTAGGTAATAATTTTGTGATATGAAAACGATCCGCATACGTGACGGTCAGCGGTAAAAGATATTTAGGGCATTGATTAGAGTTGCAGACCGTCACATCAGGCAACTTTAATCTTTGCCCTTTGCTTTTTCTTGTCAAGCGAGACTGAAAGAGCAAGGTAGAACGGCATACTTCGGGGTTCGAGTCCCCG